AAACAAAGATTATAATGGCTAAGCAAAGAAAAGTAACACCTAAAACCCAAAGAGAAATAAGTGAGTCTTTACAAGAACCACTTACACCTGGTGGTCCTGGATTTGCCCCTACTGGTAATCCTAATGATGCTAATACTGTTAATAGAGCAACTCAAACATCATTTAAAGATGATACAGTAAAACCATTCTCAGTTGGATTAGAAGATTTAGACTGGGCAGTAATGTATTATTTTCAAAATGTTATTAGACCAACTGTTAAACAAAATGGTGAAATAATACCTGTTCCTGTAATATACGGTTCGCCTGAGAAATGGAAATCATTTCAAAAAGACGGATATTATAGAGATGTGAATGGTAGAATAATGGCTCCATTGTTAATGTTTAAAAGAAATAGTATTGAAAAAAATAGATCTATAACTAATAAGTTAGACGCTAATCAACCTAATAATGTAGCTGTAACTAGTAAAAAATATAGTCAACAAAATGCTTATAGTAAATTTAATATCCTTAACGGAATTAAACCTGAACAAACATTATACGCTACAGTTGTACCTGATTATTTAACAGTTACTTATGATTGTGCTGTGTTTACTTATTATAATGATCAGTTAAACAAAATTATTGAAGCAGTTGAGTACGCTTCTGACGCATATTGGGGTGATCCTGAACGTTTTAAATTTAAAACTAATATTGATTCATTCTCATCTACTGTGGAATTATCAGACAATGCTGAAAGAATAGTTAAAAGCACTTTTACTCTTAAAATGTTTGGTTATATTATACCAGATACAATACAAAAAGATACTTCGTTTGTAGGTAAATTCTCAAACCGAAATAAACTTACAGTATTCTCAGAAACAGTTTCAGATATTAATAACTTACCAACCCCTTAGTGATATTTATAACAAATAACAAAAAAATAATTTTATGGAAAACAAAGTTTTAACACAAGAAGAAATTCAATCTTTAAAGACAATTCAAACTAACCAATCAAACTTGGTTCAAGCATTAGGTACAGTAGAGTATCGTATTCAACTTTTAGAGTTAGATAAACAATCTCTTAAGTCACAACTTCAAAAACAAATTGAAGATGAAACTAAAATAGCTAAAGAACTTCAAGAAAAATATGGTGATGGAAATATTGACTTAGAAAAAGGAGAGTTCATCCCGGTTTCATGATTTTGACGTTTTTTAAGATATTTATAATTAAAACAAACATAACGTAAACCATGGCAGAAACTTTAATATCACCAGGCGTATTAGCGAGAGAAAATGATTCTTCATTTGTATCTCAAGGTCCGGTAACAGCAGGAGCGGCTATTTTAGGTCCAACTGTAAAGGGACGAGTAGGAATACCTACAATAGTTACTTCTTACTCCCAGTATCAACAACAATTTGGTACTACTTTTACTAGTGGTAGTAATAGTAATACTTATACTTATTTTACTTCTATAGCAGCTTATAATTATTTTGCTAATGGAGGAACTTCATTATTAGTAACTCGTGTTGTAAATGGAGCTTATACTCCTGCTTCAAGTAGTGCTATTGTAAGTGCTAGTGGAGCTACCACCCCAGTATTTGTTTTAGAAACACTTACAGAAGGAACAGTTGCTAATAGTACTAGTCCTGAAATTAGTGGTTCATTAACAAGTGGATCAACTGATAATTTAAGATGGCAAATTGTTGCTTCAAGTACTTCGTCTGGAACATTTGATTTATTGATTCGTCAAGGTAATGATACTAATTTAAACCCAACAGTTTTAGAAACTTATGCTGGTTTATCATTAGACCCATTTGCTTCAAATTATGTAGCTAAAGTAATAGGTGATTACAAATACACATATCAAACAGATAGTGGAACTGGAACTGCTTATTTGCAATTAACTGGTAGTTTCCCAAACCGTTCAGCTTATGTACGTGTGAAATCAGTTAATTATACTACTCCTAACTATTTCCAAAATGATGGAACACCTAATCCAATATATACAAGTTTACTACCAACAGTTAGTAGTGGATCATTTGGTGGTGCGGCTGGAACTATAGCTGCTGGGGCTAATTTCTATCAAAACATTAATAGTTCAAATACTCAAGGATTAGTAGCTGCTAATTACACATCTAGTTTAACTTTATTAGCTAACCAAGATGACTACAAGTATAACATATTGTTAATGCCTGGTATATATAATCAAGATTATGCTAGTACCATTACAACTGCTTTAACTAATACTCAAAACCGTGGAGATGCTATTTTAGTATCAGATATGGTTGCTTATGGTAAATTAGTAAGTGATGTAGTTGGACAAGCAGCTACTAGAAATTCATCATACACAGCTACTTACTGGCCATGGTGTCAAGTACAAGACCCAGATAGTGGACAAAACGTTTGGGTACCAGCTTCAACTGTAATTGGTGGAGTATATGCTTATAATGACAGTGTTTCTGAACCATGGTTTGCACCAGCAGGTATAAACAGAGGTGGATTAAGTACTGTAATTAGAGCTGAAAGACGTTTAGCACAAGGTGATAGAGATACTTTATATAATGGAAAAGTAAATCCGATCGCTACATTCCCAGGAACTGGAGTAGTAGTATACGGACAAAAAACATTACAAACTCAAGCATCAGCTTTAGATCGTGTAAATGTTCGTCGTTTGTTAATTGCTCTTAAGAACTATATTTCTCAAGTTGCTAATAACTTAGTATTTGAACAAAATACAATTGCTACAAGAAATAATTTCTTAGCACAAGTTAATCCATATTTGGAAAGTGTTCAACAACGTCAAGGATTATACGCGTTCCGAGTAATAATGGATGACAGTAACAATACAGCATCAGTAATTGATCAAAATCAAATGGTAGGACAAATTTATTTACAACCTACTAAGACTGCTGAATTTATTTACTTAGATTTCAATATTACACCAACTGGAGCTACTTTCCCAGCGTAAAAATTAATTATATAGATATTTATAATAAATAAAAAAACATGGCAATATTAGACGCAAACGAAATATTTTTCACAGCATTTGAACCAAAACAAGCTAATCGATTCATCCTTTATATGGATGGTATTCCTAGCTATATAATTAAAGGAGTTAGCGCTGTCACTTTAACTCAAGGTGAAGTACCTTTAAACCATATTAATATTCTACGTAAAGTAAAAGGAAAAAGTGTATGGGGTGATGTTACATTAACATTATTTGATCCTATCACTCCATCTGGAGCACAAGCTGTAATAGAATGGGTACGTTTACATCATGAATCAGTAACAGGTAGAGATGGATATTCTGACTTTTATAAAAAGGATTTAACTATCGATGTATTAGGACCTGTAGGAGATATAGTAAGTGAATGGGTATTAAAAGGTGCATTTATTAAAGAAGCTAATTTTGGTGAATACAATTGGGACACTGCAGATACCGCTGTAAACCTCACAATGACATTAGCTATTGACTATGCTGTATTGAATTTCTAATTTTACTATTTAAATTAAAAGAGCTCGCAAGTTTTGCGAGCTTCTTTTTTCCTTATATATTTATATATGACATTAAAGTTATAACAAATAAAAGATATGGAAAATAAATTTACAACTCCAACAGAAATTATTGAATTACCTTCACAGGGTTTAGTCTATCCTGAGTCATCTCCTTTATCAAGTGGTAAAATTGAAATGAAGTATATGACTGCTCGTGAAGAAGATATATTAACTAACCAAAACTATATTAGTAAAGGCACAGTATTAGATGAGTTAGTTAAATCACTTATTGTTTCTAATATAGACTATGAAGATCTAATTGTTGGTGATAAAAACGCTATTTTAGTAGCAGCTCGTATTTTAGGATATGGTAAAGATTATAAATTTAATTATAGTGGGGAAGAATATAATATTGATTTAACTACAATTAAAGACAAACCTTTAAATACTAGTCTATTTAAAAAAGGAACTAATGAGTTTAGTTTCACCCTCCCAGCAACAAACATTGATGTCACTTTTAAATTACTAACAGGTAAAGAAGAAAAGAAAATTAATGCTGAATTAGATGGACTAAAGAAAATTAACAAAAATTCTTCAGCAGAATTATCTACTCGTTTAAAGTATATCATCACATCAATAAATGGTGATCGTGATACAAAATCTATTAGAGAATTTGTAGACAATATTTTCTTAGCTCGTGACTCCAGAGCATTAAGGGAGTATATAAAGGAGGTGCAACCAGACGTAGATCTGACCTTTTTTCCCGACGGGAGTGACGAAAGAGTTTCAATTCCAATTGGACTTAACTTTTTTTGGCCTGACGTCTGATATAGCTCCTCAAATGAGGTCTAATTTATTTACTCAGATACATGAAATAGTTTTTCATGGTCAAGGAGGATACAGTTGGGAGACAGTTTATAACATGCCTATTTGGCTTCGTAAATTTACTTTTCATAAAATAAAAGAATTTTATGAGGAAAAAAATAAAGCTCAAAACGAAGACTTAGCATCTCAATCTCAGAAAATTAAAGAAGGTAAAGTAGATTTACCATCACATTTTAAAGGTAAATTAGACAATAATAAAAAAGTATCTAAATATTAATACCCACTAAACAGTGGGTATTTTTTACTTTTTACATATTTATACTATATAATACATTATGGCTGACATAAACTCTTTAAATAAAGAAATAGCTGATCTTAGAAAACAATTAGGAGAAAAACCTTTAACTCCATTTGATCCTAAAGATTTAGATAAAGCCTTACTTACTGTTAAAGCTTTAAGATATGAACTTAGAGAAGCATCTAGTGATTTAGACTATATATATAAAAGTTTTAAAAATAGTGTTGCTGAAATGTCTAAACAAAACACTTATTTAAATA